GGCGTGTCGGTGGGATCGTCGGGGTCCCATCGGCACACTCACCGATCGGATTGCTAATGGGATTGTTTACGCGTAAAGAGGTTACGAAAGCGGCGGTGTCGCCGTTTACTGATGCGCATAAGGCTGCAGCTGCGGGATCGTATGGGACGTATCAGCAGAATCAGGGCGCGAACTTTATCGGCCAGTATTTCGCGTACTATGAGGGCGACGGTCGCAACCGTGCGAACAGTGTCCCGACTTTAAGTCGAGCGCGTGACCTTCTCGCTTCTGTTATTTCGTCCACACAGTTGGAGATGTATAACGAGGTTTGGAACGACACCGATAAGGAGATGGAATGTGTCTATATCGCTCCGCGTTCGTGGCTCCGCCAACCCGACCCGACGATCACATACGCCACACTTATGGCATGGACATTAGATGACCTGTTCTACTATGGACGCGCCTTTTGGTATATCACGTCACGCACCGCGGACGGTTTCCCCGCGTCGTTCACAAGGCTTCCCGCGGGCTCTGTTAACACGCAAGATCAAGCGGGCCCCGTATGGTTCGGCCCGTCAAAAGAAGTGTATTTCCAAGGCGGAATGATTGACCCAAACGATCTAGTTCAGTTCATTAGCCCGGTACAAGGGATCATCTACCAGTCACAAACCGCAATAGAAACCGCGCTACGCGTTGAACAATCTCGTTATCGTAACGCCCAATCCTCGTTGCCGTCTGGCATTTTGTCGCAGACTGGCGGGGAACCGTTGTCGGCTCAAGAGTTAGCGGACCTCGCCACATCGTTTAATAATGCGCGTCTCAATAATCAGACTGCAGCTCTTAACGAGTTCTTAAAGTATGAGGAAACTAAAGCGTTGCCCGACAATATGTTGATGATTGACTCCGCGGACTTCAGCGGAAAAGAGATGTGCAGAGTGGGAAATATCCCTTTCTACCTCGCTGGGTTTGACATCGGCAGCTACCAGTACACGACATCGGCGGGTGCTCGCGAGGACCTCTACCTATTCGGCGCACGCCAATATCTTGATTGTGTATCGCAAACCTTGAGTATGAACAATGTTCTTCCCCGCGGGACCTATGTCAAGTTTGATATCGACTCCTATCTCGAGTCAATGATGAGTGAAGAAATGCCAACAGAATCAACCCCAACTGAGGAGTCAGAATCATGAAGTTAACTTTGTCCGCAGGTTTTGCCGTAGATGTTGAGGCTGCAGCTGGAGAAGCACCGACGCGCACCATCTCTGGGATCGCCGCGCCATACAACGTCAGCGCAACCGTGAGCGACGGGACCAATGTCCAATTCGCACCGGGCTCACTACCCATTGACGGAAAAGCCCCGAAACTATTCATGTATCACGACTCAAGTCAGCCTGTCGGCCTTGTTACTTCACGCACCGAAACCCCTGAGGGAATGTTGTTTACCGCCAAGATCGCGGACACTGTCGCAGGTAACGAGGCGTTGCAACTTGCTAAAGAGGGCGTGCTGGACAATGTTTCGGTTGGTGTGGATATTCTTACTTCTACCCGTAACGAGGACGGGACAATGGTAATCACGTCAGCCGTATGGCGCGAGTTGAGCCTTGTCCCCATACCCGCCTTTAGCGGTGCTACTATCACAGATGTAGCCGCTTCCGCGGACACGACTCCCGACGAAATCTCAGTAACAATTCCACAAGTCGAGGAGACAACCGTGTCAGAACACATCGAAGCCGCAGCCCCCGAAGCAGCACCCACCACCCCAATGATTTTTGCTCAACCGAAGCGCGCACCACGCTTGCCTTCGGCTGGCGAGTGGATGGCCGCTTACCATCAGGGCGGAGAAACTTTCGCTAAGGTCAACCAGTCGGTGACCGATTGGAAGATTGAGAACCAGTCAACCTACGAAGCGGCAGCTGGCGATGTCACCACGAGCAACACCCCCGGTCTGCTCCCCGTGCCAGTTCTCGGCCCGCTCGTCCAGAACATCAACTTCGTTCGTCCAGTTGTCAACCGTTTGGGCGCTCGCGCTTATCCTGACGGTGGCGCATCTAAGACTTTCATCCGTCCGACGATTACGACCCACACTTCAGCAGCTGCACAGTCAGCAGAGTTTGATGCCGTGTCCGCGACCACAATGGTGATCGCCTCTAACTCAATCAGCAAAACCACTGTTGCAGGTCAGGTCAGTTTGTCGATGCAGGACATTGATTTCACTTCGCCAGCAGCGATGCAGTTGATCATGGCCGACCTCATGGGCGAACTCATGTACAAGACCGACGACATCGCAGCCGATGCACTGCTCACCGCTGCAACCTCATCGGGTGTATGGGACCTCACCGCAGTTGACTTGATGAAGTCCATTTACGATGCAGCAGTTGATGTCAGCAACGGAACCAACTTCTTCCCCGACACGATTTTCGTGTCGCCTGATGTGTGGGGCCAGTTGGGTCAAGTCGTTGACTCAAGCAACCGTCCACTGTTCCCGTATGTCGGCGGACCTGGTCTCGCTGGACAGAACGCTCTCGGTGGCGGAAACGCAACCACTTGGGTCGGCGCTAACCCGCTCGGACTTGAGATCGTCGTTGACAGCAACTTCGCTGCCAAGACCATGATCATTACCAACGCTGGCAAGGCATTCGAGTACTACGAAAGCATCCGCGGAATCATGTCCGTAGAGCAGCCTGCAACCCTCAGCCGTTTGTTCTCGGTTCACGCTTACGTCAGCACCTTCGCTGCCGTCGGCTCAATGATCCGCAAGATCACACAAGCCTGATCGGAGGCCGTCTTGACGGCAACATACACACTCCAGACCGCGGTCATCGTTCCGGGTTATGTGTGCGTAACAACGCTCACACCGAACGAGATCGTGGTCGGTGCAACGATCACAGTCGCAGGTGCTGGTGCAGAGTACGACGGTGTCAAAACCGTTTACGGGATGCCTCAATACTTGCCGATCAACGTTGACACTGAAGGGCTTATCGAGTACGACACTTCTTACCCTCTCGCTAACGCGTTGATGTGGGCGGAAGCACAGACTCCGATTGAGTTGCACGCGATCACGGGCACTATCAGTTTCGCGCAGGATTGCACTTGGATCACTGCTGCAGATATTGAAGCCTATTTGACTGTCCCGCTATTGGGTTCTAATGACCAGACGTTTCTTGTCCAGTGTGCGTCAGCTGCTAACGCATTCTGTTTCCGTCGCCGTCAGGAGTCGGGCTACATTGACCCGCTTACGACTTCGCCGTCAGGTGATGTCACCCTCGGGACGATCATGTACGCGTCGGCTCTGTTCCGCCAAAAAGGATCCATAGACCAGTTCGCGTCGTTCACTGACATGGGCTCAGCGCCCGTTGTAGGGCTCTCAGGGCTCGTCAAACAACTGTTAGGTATCAACAGACCGCAGGTGGCTTAAATGCCCACAGCGAACGCACCAATCATTTATGACGACACGATCCAGTATGACCAAGCGGCGACGCGATACAACCAGTCGCAATACACCGATTTTCTCAACGATGCTTTTGATGATCTGGTCACTATTCTGCAAGGCATCACGGGTCTTCGCGTGGTTGACGATCCTCGCAATATCGCTCCACCTTGCGCTTTTGTGGATGCTCCATCCATCGAGTCGTTTAACTACAACATCGTCAAAATGACTTTCCCCGTCACCCTGATTTCTACGGGCCCCGGCAACCTTGACGCACTACGCCAACTACTCAACTTAACGGCAGCTCTTGTCACGAAGAACATTGCGGTCATGTCGGCATCACCGAAAGTTGTCACGCTCGGCGGGCAAGAGTTCGCAGGCTATGAAGTCATCATCCCATTACAGGCACAGAACGGATAGTCATGGATCGTTACATCATTAGTTCAATTCGAGTTGGCGAAATCGGGAAACCGTTCATGGCTCAACCGTCCGACGATATTGAGTGGTTGCTCGCTGGCGGGTTCATTCAGCGTTCCGACATTCATCCGAGCAAGAGTGCTAAATTATCCGTTAAGCCCGACGCGACCAACAAGAAAAAGGATTGATCCGTCATGGCCACTTCAACAGTTCTCTCTAACCCAGTTGTATCTATCGGTGCAGTTGACTTGTCCGATCAGTGCACGTCGGCAACCTTGTCGCAGAAGATCACCGCGTTGCAGGCTAACGCTTTCGGCTCAACCGCTATCTCTTACACTGCAGGATTACAAGACAACTCGTTAAGTCTTGATCTCTACTGGAGCACTGCGGCCACTGAAACCTACGCAACTTTGAAGGCTCTCGTGGGCACAAACATTGCGACGATCACCATTAAAGGATCGTCAGCTGCAGTGAGCGCAACGAACCCGCTAGGCACACTGTCCAACAGTTTCTTAGAAGAACTGCCCGTCGCGTACACGCTCGGAGAACTAACGACCGTCAGCGTGACTTTCATGGGTGGCACGTTCGCTTGGACTGAAGCCTGATCTAACAAAAAGTTCCTTTTCAATAACAAAGGCTCTCGGGCCCTACTGGAAACAGTTAGTTGAAAAGGTCGCACTCGACACAAAAGAAAAGGACCCGACATGAAACTAACGATCCGATTCGATATCGGTTACGGACCCGCCACGATCACGACCACGCTCGCAACACTGGTTGCGTGGGAGCGAAAGTTCAAAATGAAAACGTCAGATCTTGCCGACAATTTCGGTATGGAAGATATGGCGTTCATGGCATGGCACTCAGCCAAAGTGCAGACCGAACACGGCCAGTCCATCCCCGTAGAGTTTGACTCGTTTGTCAACAAACTTGTGGAAATTGAGATCGTGAGTACCGCGTCCACAAACCCTACGAAAGCGGATCACACCGCCACTCCCTAGCCCAACTTTTAGTCATAACGGGATGGTGGCCGCCTGATGTAGTATTTGACTCGGACGACCTCTCGACAGTCGCGAAGATCATTAAGGAGAGGTGAACCGTGTCGATATCTGTTGATGGGCTGGAGTCCACTCTCAAAGTGTTGCAGAAGATCCAACCTGAGGTGAAGAAACAGTTCTTTAAGGACGCGAAGAAGATCGTAAAGCCTGCAATAGATGAGGCTAAAGGCGCGTACCGTTCCGGTTACCTCTCTGGTATGTCTCGCGCGTGGAAAGACAAAGATCGCGGGATCATGTTGTTTCCATACAACCAGAGCGCAGCTTCTAAAGGTGTCACAGTTTTAACGTCGCTGTCTAAGAAACAAGATGCGATTTTGACTATTACTCAAAAGGATATTGGCGCGTCTATTTTGGACATGGCTGGTAAGCGTTCTAACAAACGAAACTTTGGTTCTAATCTGACTGCTGTTAGCGATCCGCCTTCCCGTGTGATGTGGCGTGCCTATGAGAACAATGCGGGACCGATTGAAGCCGAGATGTCTAAGTCTGTTGATGAGGTCATGGCTCGAGTTAGCCAGTTGACGAAAGCGTTGGTGTTGTAATGGCTATCCGTATTCCGATCATTACCGATCTACAGGATAAAGGGATCAAGGAAGCCCGACGCCAGTTCGCAAAGTTCAAAGCCGATATCGCTGCAGCCGACGGAACGATGGGCAAGTTTAAGGCTGGATCTAAGGCCGCTTTTGATGGTGTGAAAGCGCAAGCGGGCAACCTTGCGATCGTCGCGGGTGCTGCAATCGCAGGGTTCGCTGTCAAGGCCATCGGTCAGTTTCAGGACCTCGCACTTGCTGCAGGCAAGTTCAGTGATGCAACAGGTTTAGCGGTTGAGGACGCGTCACGATATTTAGAGGTTGCAGGCGATCTCAGTATCCCGGTTGATGCCGTTGAAGGCGCTATCGGTCGACTAAACAAAACGATTGGTGCGGACCCTGACAAGGTACGAAACCTCGGCGTTGATCTTGTCTATTTGAATGACGGGACACTGGATGTCAACCAAACATTCTTAAACACTATTGACCGTCTAAAAAAGATTAAGGACCCTGCAGAGAAAGCCCGTGTCGCCGCGCAGCTTCTCGGCAAGGGCTGGCAGTCCATGTCAGAACTCATTGAGATGGGCGCGGACGATCTCAAAGCGTCTTTAGATTCTGTTTCAGGCGGACAAGTTATCTCGGATGAAGAACTGGCAAAAGCAAAAGAATATCGAGACACCGTCCAAGATCTTGGTGATGTTTGGAACTCTTTTGTTATTAACGCTGGCGGTGTTTTTGTTGACACCCTGAACGGCATAAAAGAACTGACAAGCGGTTGGGAAGGTTTTGGAAACCAACTCAGACAAGGACCCGCTGGAACAGTTCTCACCGAGATAAGTGGTTGGTTTAACGACAACGAAGAGAACGCAAAAAAGGCTGAAGAAGCAGCAAAATCTCTTGGTGATGCGTATGCCGGGTATGTCAGTTCAAGGCTTGCTCAAAGCCGTGAAGATGTGCTTTTGTTGAACCTTGCACTTGAAGATCAAGAAGAACAAGTTGCTAAAACCGATCTAAAATGGCAGGCGTTAAAAGGCACGTTAAAACTTGAAAGTGCAGTGGCTGACGGCAAAGCACAGTTGGAAGATCTTAAGGTGAAGGCGGTAGAAGCGTTTGGTGGATCTGAAGAAGCGGTTGACGAATACACACAAAGTGTTATTGACGCTCAACTTATGTTGCTTGCCCTTGCCGAAACTATGGCTCTGACTAATTCGCAGAAGAATCAGATTCGAGTCCTTGTTGATACTGAACAGTTGGACCGAGCCATAACTTTGATTAACACCATTGGGGCGGGCGGTTATACGCCTGAACTTAACGCGATGCGATACCGTGGTGCGCGTGCAGCTGGTGGCCCTGTCGCGGGCGGAGGATCGTATCTTGTGGGCGAGCGCGGGCCTGAATTGTTTACGCCGGGTACGTCTGGAAACATCACACCAAACAATGCTTTAGGTGGAGGCGGTATCACTGTCAATGTGAACGGTGCCGACCCCAACGAAGTAGTTAGAGCGTTACAGGCATACAACCGTAACGTGGGCAAACTTCCAGTGAGTGTTCAATAATGGCGGCACACGGTTGGCAGTTTCTTTACGGCCCGACTTTTATTGACTTTTCCGACATAGTTTTGTCTTTTAACGGGTTTGAAGGACGGCAGAACTATAACGATAACTACGCTGGCGGATTCTTTAACGTCACAATTAAAAACGACTCAAATCAAATAGCGAATTTTCCTCGAGGTTTGGATATTCGTATTGAGACAGAGTTAGGTTATCCGATTGCTGACGGTGTTGTTTCAAACGTTGACTTCAACGATTACCCCGGCAACACAGGTTTATCCACGGCAACAATTACCTGCATAGATGCACTATCTCAACTAGGCAAATTTCAACTTAAAGATTTCACGGGCTACATTGAAACTGACACGATCACACAAGCAGAGAAAACAAACCCGGCTTATACGGGTTGGGACATCCCGTTTATACAAGGAAGCAATGCTCAATCAACCGCTTCAGCCGTTGCGAGTTACACCGGGACAATACTCAACAGATTAAATCTTTTAGTCCAAACCGAAAAAGGTTTATTACTCACTGGTCCTTTTATTGACTTTTTAAGTCGAAGCAAAATTTCTAACGCTCCGATGTCTATAGCAATGACTCGCAACACTGTCAGCCCGACATCTCTTAAATATCAAGATTTTAAAAGAGTTGCAGCTGGAAACAACTTTTATAATCAGGTGACAGTCCAACCCGAAACAGTCGCGGAACAACAGGCCGACAATTCAGCAAGCCAAACGGCTTACGGTGTCTCAGGTTATTCAATTTCAACGGTTGACGCGACAACCACGCAGGCGTTGGGTCTCGCTAACTGGTTAGCAAATATGCAGGGCGACCCCAACACTTTGCGATATGAAATCACTTTTACCGATGTCAATAACAACGCTGACGCTTTTGCCGACTTTTTTAAGGATTACAAAGTTGACCGGATTGCGATGGTGTCGCTTGAATGGCAGGCGCAGGGTCAGTCAACGGAAGTTGTCAACACTATTATTGAAGGTTTCAGCTATTCGGGGAACCCATCCCAAACTGCGGTAACTGTCTATTTGTCCCCTGTTGAGTATTACCAATATTTCATTTTGGATGACAACATTTACGGTCGGTTGGGTGGCGACGGGATCGTTTACAACCAGCCCGTTATCACATATGACCAGTCGGGATGGATATATAATGACTCAAACGCAGACGACACCGCTTCAAGATTAGGTTGGTAACACTATGGCTAGTACATTCCCCACATCTCTGGACACTTTCACTAACCCGACGGCAACCAGTTTGTTGACTTCACCGTCACATTCATTGTCACACTCTGATTTGAACGATGCAGTTGAAGCACTCGAAGCGAAAGTCGCTATCGGCAACACCGTGTTGGGTGTCTATCAGGCGTACACGCCAACTTTTACCAACTTGACGGTTGGTGACGGGACTATCGCGGCGCAGTATTGCACCGTCAACAAGTTTGTTCACGCTTTCGGCAGTCTGACTTTCGGTTCAACAACCACTATCGCGGTAAGTTCTTATATGACTCTGCCTGTGAATACTGTAAACACCGAAAACGGTGCTTTGGGTTCTATTTTGGGTGGTGTCACCTATTACGACGTTTCAGCACTTATAGTGTACAGGGGAACTATCGACGGTCGTATTGCGAGCAGTGTTGTCGACTTCCGAGTCAACAACACTGCAGGCACTTACGAAACTGGTGTGTCACCGACCGCTGCAATTCCATTTACTTGGGCAACTGGCGACATCATCCGTTGGAACATTTTCTATAAGGCCGCCTAATGGCGATTTCACCAAACGACAACTTCACAGCGGGCGAAATCCTGACTGCCAATGAATGTAACCAGTTCCCCCGTGGTGTCATGCAATACGCGCAACACACGTCAAACGTCGCTTTCACTACCGAAACAACGATCCTGACCGCCACCGCTTTTACAGCAGTAGCCAACCGTTACTACCAAATCACTTACTTCGAGCCAAGCCTCACCAACACCGCTGTCGGTGAAACAACACTCAAAATTAAACAAGGTGCAACAATCCTCCAGCAAGGCCTTATCAGAAACGGCGCAGCCACGACAGGCTATGTCGGATCAATCAGTGTCGTAAAAACCTTTACCGCAGGATCGGTCACCATCACCGCAACCGCACAATCCACCGCGACAGGTTCAGCACAAGCGTCAGCAACTCAACCCGGCTACTTGTTGATTGAGGACATCGGGCTTGCCTGATGAACATTGCTAACCCTTCAAAAGCGTTGATCGCTTTGGTCGCCTTGATCGGGATGATCGTGTTGATGGCTATTGACGGGATAGACCGTCAGGCTGGCACAAATGTCATTGTCGCTATCGTGTTTTATTCCATTGGAAACGGTGTCGGAGCCAAAACGAACACGCCCGTAGATCCCATTATTGGTAGGAAAGACAAAAAATGAAACAAACCGTTTATGCCGTAACAAGCACCGCAGTTAAAGTCCGCGCCGCCAATGCGGAACAAGCCACGATCTATCTGCGACCCGCAGGGAACGACACGTTTGTTGGCGGTCCTGATGTCACTGTCTCGACTGGTCTCAAGTTGACTAACGCTGCAACGCAAGAGATGGTGATCCCTAATCAAGAAGAACTATGGGCGATCGTCGCGACTGGCACGCACAACCTTGTGGTCATTGAACCCGTTAACTGATGACTACTTACCCTGTTCTTCCGATCGTTATGCCGACTGACCTTAAAGGTCAGAAGAACGGTTATGTAGTTTCGGCAGTCTTGCGGACTGTTCAGAAGCCGTCAGGGAAATTAGAGAAGCACGCTGCGACCGCATGGAACTGTTTACAACTCGCCGCTTATTTCAATGCGTTAACTTTGAACCAGTCGGGCGCGTACCGTACTTACGCTCAGCAGCTCGCGTTGTTCAATGCCCGCTATTCGACTACCGACATGGGTCGCAAACCTCAAGTGGTCAGGATTTGGCAAGGCAAGAAATACTATTTGAAGCCCGGCATGAGTCCGTGCGCGACTCCTGGCTCATCGGATCACGGGTGGGGACTCGCGATAGATGCAGCTAATTGCACCACTGGCTCAGCCTTGCTCGCATGGCTTTTGGGTGACGGTTTCGCTACTTGTGAAGCCCTCAAATATGGGTTCACTTGGCAAGTGTCCGACCCTAAGAACCCGAACTTTGAACCGTGGCATTTGCAGTACGTCACGGGTGACACTTGGACCCCAGCAGTCCACGACTTGATTAAGGTTTTCCCCAACCTCATCGCGTAGATGACTTGACATCCGACCAGTAAGTCGGTAAACCTACTCCCGACCTCGGAAACCCGACTCAGGAGGAAATATGCAACCGTCACTCTTTGACGAATTAACTGTCCCGGCTGAACTGCTCAAATATGAAGCGTTCAAAGAAGCGAACCCGTGGGTGATTGAACGCCTTACCAAAATGTGTTACGCCCTATACAACAACGGGCACAACCATTACGGCATTGGCGCACTCGTGGAGGTCCTGCGATTCCAGCACTCGACCACATACGACCCGTCTAGCGAGTTCAAGTTCAATAACAACTATCGGGCTTTCATGGCCCGTGAGATCATGCAAAACAATCCGATGCTGGACGGCTTTTTCAGTACCCGCAAATCCGTTGCGGACTTATCAGAGGACTACTAATGAACTTAAAACGACTAACACTTTTAGCACTTGGCACTTATGGACTGTGCGCATTGTGGGCGATCACAGGCGTTCAGGGCTCCTCAGACACCCCTAAAATCGTTTCTACGCCTTCCACGGTCACGGTCGGGATGTTGACACCCCAACAACAGCAGGAGCGCATTGAGGAGTTATCCACAACAACGACCACAAGCACCACGACAAGCACGACGACGACCACTCAACCAGTAACAACCGTCGTACCGACCGCTTTGACGTTCAAATGTGCGGAATGGTTCCCGACAGCGATATCGGTTGGTTGGCCCAACGATCCCGCAACCCTAGAGAAATTGGGTCGCTTGCTCTGGAAAGAAACCCGATGTCAGAATGTCAACTATTTGCACCCATCCTTTAACGGACACGATCATGGTGTCGCACAAATCAACGAGATTCATCGCGCTTATGTTGAGCAACTGTTCACGGGCCCAATGGAAGAATCCATGAGTGATCCGACCCTCAACCTCCGATATGCGTACATCCTCTACTCCGAGCGTGAAAACGCAGGCAAATGCGGTTGGAAACCGTGGTCATTGTGCTAAACGTCTACCGTCCCGACTGGCAACAATCAGCAGCTTGTCACGAACTCCCCCTCGACTTGTTCTTCCCGTCCAGTGGCATGGAATCGTCGCGCAACATGAATGTTATTAAACCGTTTTGTGAGGCGTGCCCGGTACGCGTGGAGTGTCTCGCGTATGCGTTGTCTCATCCTGATGAACGCGGGATTTGGGCGGGTACGACTGAGAATGATCGGCGCAAGATTAGGGCTCGGAACATTCAAGCCACACCGCTGGTCTATAGTGACGGAAAGTACCGACAGATAAAGGACCCGACATGAATGACGAACTGGCGGCGATGACCGCAGTTATCACTAAGGCTGAGATCGCGATGAAGTCTGCAACATGGCAGATTGAACGCATGAAAGACGATATAACGATGCTTAGGAAAGCGTTGTTTGAGTTGGCTTATGTCGCGGAAGAGAACAGTATCTATCTCTCGAATCTGACTAAAAGCACTCAAGATGTGATCGTGGCTATGCGGTTGGGTGGTTTCAAATGAAGTGCGCGATCTGTGACCACGACTTCACCACACTGGATGTTCGGTTGCGAACCGAGTTGCGCGGGATCTGTTTCTTGTGTGCTGAAGAAGGCGGGTTTGTCGGTTTCACATTAGAGGAAACGACCAGATGTGTCGCAGTCGCTAAAGCAGTCCGAGCCGATCAGAACGCAACACCCCAACAACGCCGACACATTAAGGACCAACAATCATGAGTTTCAATCCCGCCGATTACGCCGAAGTAGCAGAACGCCTACCCCTGTTTTGGAAAGACTGCCCTAGGGGTCGCATCATCACCGACATCATCGTGGACGACGGCACTCGAATCGTCATGCGTGCCGAACTCTACGCAGACATAGGCGACACAGTCCCGACCACTACAGGCTTCGCTGAGGAAGTCCGTGGGTCAAGCATGGTCAACAAAACGAGCGCATTAGAGAACTGTGAGACCAGTGCGATCGGTCGGGCCCTAGCGAATTATCAGTTTCAAGGTTCAAAGAAGCGTGCGTCACTAGAAGAAATGGTCAAGGTGTACCGTCAAGGCGAACAACCACAAACCACAACTAACGCTCCAGCAGCTGCACCGCGTAGCGCATCCCTCGGATCGTCCAGCGAACCACCAACACCGAAACAACTAGCCATGCTCAGGGCCAAGAACTATGAAGGTCAAGCCCCGTCCACTAAGCGTGAAGCATCCGAGATCATAGACAGGCTGATGAACGGTGGCTGACATATCTGAAGCAGAGTTTCAAAAAGCCGTGATTTCATTGGCTAAATTGCATGGTTGGAAAGTCATGCACACACAGCCCGCACAGATCCGACCGGGCAAATGGATCACACCCAACACAGGCAATCAAGGTTTTCCCGACCTTGTAATGACACATCCGTTCCGTGGCACAATCTTTGTCGAATTAAAGAAAGAGAAAGGGATCGTGTCAAATACTCAGTGGGAATGGATACACGCACTCGAGGACTCAGGCGAAGAAGTGTA